ATTATTTAACAAACGAAAGATATGGAAAAGGAATAGCCATAGCTAATATTGATATTCCAAGTTTTTATACTGCATCAGGAATTTGTGATACAGATGTTACTCCTTATGGCTCTGCAAGTGCTATTGATGTTATGGATTGCAACGCAATTATAGATACATCAAGTCCAGTTATAGATAATGTTAGAGAATTTTTAAAAGGTTGTAGAGGTTATTTGCCTTATGTTGGTGGTAAATATAAATTAATTGTAGAAACAACAGGTTCATCATCAATTACAATTACAGAAGATGATATTATTGGTGGTTATACTTTATCTAGCCCAACAAAAAATTCAAAATATAATAGAGTTATATGTTCGTTTGTTAATCCTGATAGAAACTATCAAGTAGATGAAGTTCAATTTCCTGAAATAGATGATAGTGGATATTCAACAGCAGATAAACACGCAACCATGAAAGCAGTTGATGGTGGATTTTTATTAGAGGGAAGATTTGATTTAAAGACAATAACAAGTCCATATCAAGCTTTAGAATTAGCAGAAGTTATATTAAGAAGATCAAGAGAAGCATTAGGTCTAACAATCAATGTTAGCTTTAGTGCTTATGATATAGCCATAGGAGAAATTTTAGGAGTAACACATTCTTCATTAGGTTTTTCAAATAAACAATTTAGAGTATTAGGAATTAATTTTAATCCTGATTTTACATTAGGTTTAGATTTAATGGAACATCAAGACTCACATTATACTTGGGCTAGTAAAACACAAGTTGCATCAACACCATCTACTAATTTACCAAACCCTTTTATTGTTCAAGCACCAGCAACTGTTACTTTAGATGATGAATTAATTGAATATAATGACGGAACAGTAATCGTTGCATTAAATGTAACAATAGGTGCTTCCCCTGATAGCTTTGTTGATTATTATCAAGTGGAATATAAATTAAGTACAGATTCAGATTTTATTATTTATGCACAAGGTTCAGGTTTAAATCATAGAGTCTTAAATGTAATTGATCAAAAAATTTATGATGTAAGAGTAAAAGCTGTAAATAGTTTTGGAGTTTCATCAACTTATGTAACAGCAACTAGAACTATTGTTGGTGCGATAGAACCACCACAAGATGTAACTGATTTTTCTTGTAATATTTTAGGACAAGAAGCACATTTAGGTTGGACACAAGTACCTGATTTAGATTTGGCTTTTTACCAAATTAGATATTCAACATTAACAGATGGAACAGGAGATTGGGCAAATTCTGTATCTTTAGTAGAGAAAGTATCAAGGCCAGCAACTTCAATTAACGTACCCAGTAGGGTTGGTACTTACTTGATAAAAGCATTTGATAAACTAGGAAATGCAAGTTCTAATGCAACAGCTATTATTTCTAATGTTACAAGTATTCAAAATTTTAATTCTATTACATCAGTATCAGAACACCCTGATTTTGATGGAACATTAACAAATACAGCAATAGTAGATGATACATTAAGATTAGATTCTTCTGAATTATTTGATTCAGCTAGTGGAAACTTTGATGCAGAAACAACTAGATTTTTTGATTCAGGTGTTGCTAATGCTGATTTTCATGCAAGTGGTAATTATTTATTTGCAGATGTAGTTGATATAGGTGCTAAACATACTTGCAGACTTACAGCTACTTTAAAACAAACTTCTGATGACCCTGATGATTTGTTTGATAATAGATCAGGATTATTTGATTCTCAAAATTCAAGTTTTGATGGAGATACACCAGCTAATTCTAATGCACATATTGAAATTGCAACAAGTGATGATAATTCTACTTACACATCTTTTCAAAATTTTGTAATAGGAAACTATACTGCTAGATATTTTAAATTTAGAGTTGTTTTAACTTCAAGTGATTTAGCTTCAACCCCTGTTGTAGAAGAAGTTTCAGTTACAATAGATATGGAAGATAGAATATTTAGTGATAATGATATAAGTTCAGGTGCTGGAACTAAAACTGTTACATTTACAAACCCTTATAAAACTGTTAATTATGCAGTTGGTATTACAGCAGAAGATATGGCAACAGGAGATTTTTTTATTGTAGAATCAAAAACAATCAATGGTTTTAACGTAACATTTAAAAATTCAAGTGGAACAGCAATATCTAAAACATTTGATTTTATTGCAAAAGGATTTTAAAAGAGATATAAGAAAACATTATGGCACAACACGATTATAATATAGCAAACGCATCATTCCCAACAGTTAGAACAGATATTAACAATGTTTTATCTGCTATTAATTCATCTAATTCAGGTTCATCAAGACCAAGTTCAGCAGTAGCTGGAACTATTTGGCTAGACACATCAGGTGCGGCAACTGCCCAACTTTTAAAGCTGTATGATGGTGCGGCTGATATAACTTTAGCAACTGTTAATTTTACAGCTAACACAGTTGATTTTACAGATTCAACAGTAACATTTGATATAGTCAATGACACCTCTCCACAATTAGGTGGAGATTTAGATACTAACTCTGCCAATATAAAAATTGATGATGCACACGGAATATTAGATGATGATGGAAATGAACATATTATTTTTCAAAAAACAGGTTCAGCAGTAAATCAATTTGATATTACCAACGCATCAACAAGCAATAATCCTATTGTCGAAGCAACAGGTGGAGATACTAATATTGGAGTTGATATTAAAGTTAAAGGTACAGGAGAAGTAGTTATAGGTAGTGGTGCTGGTTCTGCTGGTTTAACAACTAAAGGTGCATACGATTTAATTCTTGATACAAATGCTGGAACAAACTCAGGAAATATTACAATAACTGATGGTGCAAATGGTGCAATAGATTTGACAACAAATGGAACAGGTGCAATTAAATTTAATGATATGGCTTATGTTCCACAACAAGCATTAACATCATCTTCAAATGCAGTAGCTTGGGATGCACAAGCTAAATCAAACGCATATCATATCACAACTGAAAACACGACTTTTTCTGCACCAAGTAATGCAGTTGAGGGTGCTTTTATTTGTGTTGAAATTAATTATAATGGTAGCCACAGTATTGGTTGGAATACAGTTTTTGAATTTGCCGCTTCAACTGCACCAGCATTTACTTCGTCAGATGGCAAAACGGACATCATGGTTTTTAAATACAATGGTGCTATATGGCAAGAAGTAGGTAGAACAATAAATTTAAGTGAAAGTTAAAATATGTATGCATTAGTAGAAGATGGTTCAATAACTAAAATAATAAATAATCCTAAATCTATGGTTATAGGAGATGTAATACACCCAGCTAAAATATTTCAGTTGTGGTCAGCTTCAGAATTAAATGCAATAGGTATTTACGAAGTAGTCTTTGATGACAGTAATAAAAAAGATGAAAAATGGTATATTAATACTAATCAATCTTTTGCATTTGCTAATGAAACAGTTACTGCTTCTTATGGAACTGCCACTCCAAAGGCTCATGCTGATACTTTATTTACAGCACAAGATGAGACAGATGAAAAAGGTACTGAGGGAGAAGTTGCTACTAGAGGATTAAAATATAATTTAATTAAAGATTTAAAAATAACAGTTGCTAATATTCTTGCTGAAACAGATTGGTACATAACTAGAAACACAGAAAAATCTACTGCTATACCAAGTGCTATTACAACTCACAGAGATGCAGTTAGAACTAAACAAGCAAGTATGGAAACCGCAATTACAAATGCAAGTAACACTCCAGCTTTAGAAACTTTATATACATACACTACAACAGATGGTGTTCAATCAAGACCATTAGGCGAATTACCAACATTGGAGATTTAATGTCTTTAATTATACCATCAAATTCAGTAGTAAGTGGTGGTTATAATGTAGATAATTCCTGTATGTTTAATTATGCTGATGGTGCTTATTTAAATAGAACATTGGGAACACCAACTAATAATATTAGATGGACTTGGTCTACTTGGATTAAAAGAAGTAAAATAACAGGGTCACAACAAAGAATATTTTTTGCTGTAAATGGAGCAGGTAATTACACAACAATTCAATTTGATGATGAACAATATTTAGTTTGGTTTAATGAAAATGGTGGAACAGATATGCAACTTAAAACAAGTAGACAATTTAAAGATACTAATGCTTGGATGAACCTTGTATTTGTTTACGATAGTGCAAACGCAACAGAAGCAGACAGACAAATTATATATGTTAACGGAGTAAGAGAGACAAGTTTTGAAATAAATAATCCTGCAGGTTCTAGTGTAACAACAGCTATTAATCAAGCAGTAGTTCATAATATAGCTTCAGGTCCAGGAGCCGCCAATTTTTATGGTGGCTATATGTCAGAAGTTGTTTTTACAGATGGTCAAGCATTAGCAGTCACAGACGTTGGAGAATTTGACGAAGATAGTGGAATATGGAAACCGAAAGATGTATCAGGATTAACCTTTGGTAGTAATGGTTTTTATTTAGACTTTGAAGATAGTGCTAATTTAGGTAATGATGCTAATGGTGGAACAGATTTTACAGAAGTTAATTTAGCAGCAACAGATCAAGCAACAGATACTTGCACAAATAATTTTGCTACAATGAATTCTTTAGATAATTATTATCAATCAGCTACTTTTACTGATGGAAATAACACAATGCTAACAGATGGCTCTGCTACAGCTTTTAGCACTTCAACAATAATGCCAAGTATAGGAAAATGGTATGCAGAATGTAAAATTATATCTGGAACATCTACTACAAATGTTGGTATAACTGGAACAATGGCAACAGCGGCAAGTCAAATTCTTGAATCAAGAGCTGATGGTTATGCTTACACAAGTCAAGGAGAATTTGGTAATAATGGTACGGCTGGTGGTTATGGTTCAAGTTATGCAAACGGAAACATTGTAGGAGTTGCTATGGATTTAGATAATAACAAATTATATTTTTCTAAAAATGGAGTTTTTCAAGATAGTGGAAATCCATCTGCTGGTTCAGGTGGAAAAACTATTACAGCAGCAGCAAGTACAACAATGGGTCAATATTCTTTTTCGGCTGGTGACACTAATTCATCCACTAGAACATTTTCTTGGAACTTTGGTTCTCCATATTTTGCAATCTCATCAGGCAACGCAGATGCTGATGGTTTTGGCAATTTTGAATATGCTGTACCGACTGGATATTTTGCACTATGTACTAAAAACTTAGCGGAGTATGGATAATGGCTTATACAGCAATAGACAAATCAACAGATTATTTTAATACTAAACTTTACACAGGAGATGGTGGTACAGGTGTAGCAGTAACAACTGGAACTTTTCAACCTGATTTTACATGGATTAAATCTAGAAGTACTGGAGAGCCAAATGTATTGGTTGACTCAGTTAGGGGTGCTACTAAAATTCTTCGAAGTAATGACGTTACAGCAGAAGTAACTGATTCTAACCAAGTTACTTCTTTTACATCAACAGGAGTAACTTTAGGAAGTAATACAGCAGTTAACCAAAACACTAAAAACTATGTAGCTTGGAATTGGAAAGCAGGAACTTCATTTACCAATGACGCAAGTGCAACAGGTATTGGAAGTATAGATAGTAATGGAAGTGTATCAACTACTTCTGGGTTTTCGATTGTTAAGTGGACAGGTACAAGTGCAACAGGAACTATTGCTCATGGATTAGGAGTTGTTCCAAGAATGATTATAGTTAAATCGTTAGCAAACACTACTACTTGGATGGTTCAACACGCATCAATAGGAAATGCTAAAGAAATTTATCTTAATAATAATTCAGGAGAAGGCAGTTCAACTGCTTGGAATAGTACAACCCCAACATCAACTGTATTTTCGGTAACAGGTGGTGCAGGTGATGGAGTAAATGCTAGTGGTGATTATATAGCTTACTGTTTTTCTGACGTTCAAGGTTTTTTAAAAATAAATTCATACGTAGGAAACGGAAATGATGATGGTACATTTATTTATACAGGATTTAAACCAGCTTTTGTATTATATAAAAGCATTTCAGGTGATGATTGGTTTATGTCTGATAATAAGAGATTAGGTTATAATCCTGATAATAATTATTTAAGACCTAGTTTAGATGCAAGTGAAGGTGATCCACCTGACAGAATAAATTTATTTTCAAATGGTTTTAAAATGACTACAAGTGATGGTGGTGCAAATGGTTCAGGTACAACATATATCTACATGGCTTTCGCAGAAGAACCTTTAGTAACATCAAATGGAGTACCAACAACAGCAAGGTAATTAACAAAGGATATAATAATGCAATTATCAAAAAATTTTAAGTTAATAGAATTTACCAAGTCTATGACAGCTATCCGTAAGGGTATTAAGAATGAACCTAGTAGTGGAGAAATAAAAAACATAACAGATTTATGTTATGGAGTCTTAGAACCTGTTAGAGCAAAATTTGATAAACCTATTATTATAACATCAGGTTATAGATCAAAAGAATTGTGTCTTGCCATAGGTAGTTCAGAAAATTCACAACATACTTGTATTAATGGTTCTTCTGCTGTTGATTTTGAAATAGCTGGAGTTTCTAATTTACAAGTTGCTTTATGGATTGAAAATAATTGCGACTATGACCAGCTCATTTTAGAATTTTGGAAAGAAGATGAGGGTGCAAACTCAGGTTGGATTCACGCAAGTTTTTCTGAGGGAAGTAATAGAAAACAAGTCTTAACATTTGACGGAAAATCATATACAAACGGATTACCTGACGCAAAATGGTCAGATGGAAAGTTACAAAACTAATATGGCTAAAAAAAAGAAAAAAGTTCCTAAAGGTTATCACAGAATGTCAAATGGCAAACTGATGAAAGACTCAGCTATGAAAACAAAAAAAAGAAAATACTAATGGCTAAGACTCCTAAAACAACAGGTGAACACATTGTTAGTTTATACGGACACATCAAAGGTTTATCACGAGAGATAAACACAATTAAAAATAATCATCTCAAACATATCCATCAAGACATAGATAAAATTCACGACAAGCTAGACCAACGATTCGATAATATTACGAATTGGATAATTTACGGATTAGGTGCTGTTGCTTTGTTAGTAATGACGCAACTACTTTACATTTTATCAAAATAGCAGTACAAGTAAAACTTGTATGACTCATAAAAGAATATTAGTTATTTCAGATTTACATATACCTTATCATCATCAAGACGCATTTAAGTTTTTAAAAGCGATTAAAAAAGAATTTAAACCTGATAGGATTGTAAATATCGGAGATTGTTTAGACTTCCACGCAATATCTATGCACGACCATAATCCTGACTTACCTAGTGCTGGTTCTGAATTAGCTTTATCAAAAGAATACATTAAAGAATTAGAATCTATATTTCCTCACGTTACAGAAGTTGATAGTAACCACTCTAGTTTAGTATTTAGACGAGCATTAAAATATGGATTATCAAAAGAGTTTTTAAAAGACTATGGAGATTTCTTAGGTACTAAACATTGGAAGTGGGTAGAAGATTTAACTCTTACAATGTCTAATGGTCAAAGATGTTATTTTACTCACGGAAAAAGTGCAGAAGTAATTAAGACTTCACAAGCTATGTCTATGAATACAGTTCAAGGACATTATCATACTAAATTTGTAATATCTTATTGGGCAAATCCTGATAATATTTTTTGGGCTATGAATGTGGGTTGCTTAATTAATCAAAAATCTATGGCATTTGATTATGCTAAAAATTTTAGAACTAGATTTATTGTAGGTTGTGGAATTATACTTAATGGAATACCAAGACTACTTCCAATGGTATTAGATAAAAAAGGTAGATGGATAGGTAAGATAGTATGAAGAAGAAATGTTGTGGAAAATATGCTTTAAAAGGCGAGAGAGCAACGGAGAGTGCTTTAGATAAACAAGAGCAAGGTTCACACTATAAAAATGCAAAGATACAAGCTATTGAGTTTATAACAGCACATAAGCTTGATTTTATAGATGGTAATATAGTAAAATACGCAGTTCGTAAAAAAGATGGAGAGTCTGATATGGAAAGATATAAAAAGATTAAACATTATGCAGAATTGGCTATGGAGTTAAAAAATGTGGATTAACTTATTAGGCATGGCCGCCAAAACAGGTGCTAAACTATATTCTGATAAACAGAAGACTAAAGAAGCTATGTCAACAGCTAGATTACTTCAGGCAGAAAAAATGGCTAGAGGTGAAGTTGAGTATAGTGGTAAAATTCTTGAATCTCATAAGGGAGATTTTAAAGATGAATTTGTCCTCGTTTTAATTTCAATACCTATAGTCTTATTAGCTTGGTCTGTATTTAGTGATGACCCTGAAATACATAAAAAGGTTTCGCTTTTCTTCGACCATTTTAATAATTTACCTTTTTGGTTTCAAGCATTATGGGTTTCAGTATGTGGTGCAATCTTTGGAATAAAAGCTACAGATTTAATTAAAAGAAAATAATTTATTTTAATCTCAAATAACTATATTGTAAGGTATGAAGAACGATATAGATTTTGTTATTACTGAACTTACAATAGACCTATTAACTGATAATAATAATATCGGTAAAGCTTCATTTATATTTATAGATCAGACTCCACACTTTCCAAAAGTACAAAGCTATTTAGATAAAATTGATGATAGGGAAGATGCTTATGTTCATAATTATAGTATAAGCACCATTGAAATAGATGAAACAACTGACATAAGTCAATTAGATGTTATTAAACATTAGTTTTTAGACCGCCAAATTTGGTCAACATTTAATCTTCTAGTTAATTTCTCTATTCTTTTATCTATTCTTTTATCTATAAGATTTTTAATCCATAAATAAATAGAATAAACTAATATAACTAAAATGATTAATAAAAGTTCTTTGTCTATCATATATTAACCCTCTTGTTTTCCGACTAAAGATAAGTCTCTTTTTAATTCACTTTGTTTCAAACTGGCATAGCGATCAAGGTTGTTATAATGCAGTTTACATTTTATTAAATTACCCTCAGCTTGACTATAATGCTCAACTATCTGAATGTACTCAGGGTCTATTCTAGCTTTATGTTCTGCTTCTATAACTGTTTTTGTATCAAGCTTATGTCTAATAAAACATTTTGAGAACGTAGCTTTTCTACCCTCATCTAAAGCTATGGACTTTTCTTGCCACTCACTCCATTGTTTACTTGCTTCTTCTAACTTTAAATAGACTTGCTTACTGTTTAAGTGTTCCATTTCATTATTCATATTTTTCTCCTATACATCATATAAATCTTCAAGAAGTTCCTCTTTATTTTCATTCAACTCTCTTAAATCTTTATTGGCTACTTCCATTCTTTTTAACCTTGCACGAAGTAAACCATTTATATTTTTGTGGGCTTCGTCAACTGCCATGAGTCTAGTGATTTTACCCTCTAGTTCTTTCATGTGTTCTTTATACATTGTGTTGTTTTTTCTCAATACTCGAACTTCTAAATCAAGGTCTTTTATTTTTGTTTCTGAATTGTCCATGTGCATATACGTTCCTATAAATCTTTTGTTAATGTTATTAAAAAGGGATTTCATCATCAAGATCAGACAGGTTGGCAACCTCTGCACTTTCAGGTGCAGATGGTTGGGCTTGCGTCATTTTCTGTTCAGTATATTTAGGAATTGAGTCTCCAATAGGTTTAACACCATCAACATTATTTGCTTTATATGGTTTGGCCATATAGAAACATACAGATTGCTCTGTATCTGCACCATATTTAGATTCTTTAGCTTGTTGAATCTTACTAGCACATTTAAGTTCATAGCCCTCATTTGCATAAGCTTGAACTTCAGGTGTTTTATACCAATCAAGAATTTGCGAAATTGAATATAGTTTTTTTGTTAAACTACACATCAATTTAGATTTACTTGCTGATGCTGAGTATTCATAGCTTGGTGCTTTTTTTCCTGTTTCATATAGTCTTAATGAAAGACCACAAAATGGTTTTCCGTATTGTTGTTTACTGTACATTTTTTTTCCTTTTAGTTATTGTTGATTTTAGTTTTCTCATTTGTTCTTTAAAAAGCAATTCAGATTTATGACAATGTAATAAACCTAAAAAAGCTTTCATGTGTTCAGTTTTATATAGTATCTCTCTTGCTTCAAATGGTTCATTTGTTTTTGGGAGTCTTACTATATACATTTTATTTATTTTCTTACCAGTTTGTTCTTCATAGGCCAATTTATAACCATGTAATTGATGAACCATATTTAAAAACAATCCTTTAGATGTCTTAATATCAATTAACCAAATGTTATTACTGGTGTCTTTAGCAATTAAATCTAAAGTTCCACAAAATCCTCTAGGAGAATAAAGTATCTTTTCAGACTCAACAACTTTTAGCTTATGTTTAGTCCAAAACTTTTGGAACTCCATAAAGCAATTAGCTACTATTGGATTATCAGGTTTAGTTATTTTTTCTCCCTTTAACCACAATTCTGCTAACTTATGAACGATAGAA